GGCAGAAAATATAATATCAGCACCAGAAATTGCGAAGCCCTCGCTTGGCTGGCTGGATCCACTGTTAGGTTTCTGAACGACTCCATTGATGCTAACAATGTGTTGCTGTGCATTAGCTCCGGCATTGCTAAGTGTAAATCTATAAGCTGACCCATTGAATGTTGCACTACCTCCTCCTGTGCTAGATGAACTAGATAATGTATTTATAAAAAAATTACCTACTGACTGTGTTTCTTTAAACGCAGAAATTGTTGTATCATAGACGAGTAATTTATTTGTAGCAGTATTATAGAATAAATCACCAGCGTCGTTATTACTTGTAGGGTCTGACGAACCGACTCTGTATCTTTCGTTGAAATCATTAATGTCTCCACTAAGACTTACTAGATCACTTTCTGAAAGTGTAGCTTTGTGATAGTTGTATGTCTGACTAGAGCCAGTAGATGTCACAATAAAACGTATACCACTAGCTATAGTAGAACTGTGAAAGTTAGAAGGTATGTTGTTTATTGTAACAGTTGTACCATTAAGTGTGCGGCCTGTTTGACTAACACCACTGCTGTCTACAGCTATACCAGCTGCGTCTGCTATTGAAATAGCTACACCAGATACTGGCTGTGTGTTAGGAAATGACAGCTCGTTAGCTATAGCTTCAAAACCACCGAAGGGTTCTAATTGTGCAGCTACGTAATCTACAACAGCACCAGAGGTTGGAAACTTAGTGTCATCGTCAGATATAGTAGTCTGCTTCGCCATACCATCAATCTGGTTGAGGTCGGCTATATCTGCTGTAAGGGCTGTACTATCAGCAAGTTTTGATGCTGTGCCAGCCTGCATGCCTGCCAGAGTCTTAAGTTCTGCATCTGCAATCTTAGCTGTAGTTACTGCATCTGCTGCGATATCAGCTGTAGCGATTGTAAGATCTGTAATGTTAGCACTAGCAACTGTTATATCTGTAGGTAATGTGCCTCCAGCTAACTTTGCCATTGTTACAGCGTTGTCAGCTATCTTTGCTGTTGTAACATTACCGTCTGCTATCTTAGCTGTTGTTATTGCTGTGTCTTCTATAGCTACTGTGTTCACTGAACTGGGAGCGTAATGCTCAGAGTCAATAGAGTCAGCAATATAGTGCTCAGAGTTGATGCTATCATCTGCTATTTTTGCACTCGTAACTGCATCATCAGCTAGTTTAGCAGTAGTAACATTAGCATCAGCTATCTTAGCTGTTGTTACATTGCTATCAAATATTTTAACTGTAGTGATAGCAGCGTCTTTTATATTGCTTGTTAATACTGTTTGATTTTGTTCTTCTTGTGCAGCAAACAGTAACTGCTCGTGGTTAGCATTGAGGTCAGCTGCCTTGACTGATGACCCTGCCGTATATGTAGCCTTTGCACTATCTACGTCTGTATCACGAAAGATACGTATAGAAGCTGGGCTAGCTG